TGTGCTTTGAAATGCCCGGAATCCATTGGTTCCCAGGCCATCGGCTTTGGTATTTCCAAATTCATCTTCACATTTGATAGCCCCCTTCCATAGTATTGCAAACTGATCCTCATCTGAGTTAGGTGTTGACGTGATTATAGCTTTACCACCAGTTGCCAGGGTTGGACTGATTGACGTCCAAAACTCTTTGGCAATAGTAGGGCGTACATATGCAAATTCATCAGAGTAAAGCAGAGAGATACTCATGCCTCGACCAGTTGTTTCGGTAGTAGTGGCACTAACAATTCTACTGCCATTGTCAAAGTCCACGCTGCCTTTATTATAGCTTGTACTGCCCGCACGTATGTGGTTTGGGCATAATTCATAGGCAAATCGTATGCGCTGCATGATCTCTTGGGCACCTGTATATTTGTGTGCAGCAATTAGAATTGTTGAGTCTGGTACAAACATAGCATACCACAGGATGTAGCCGGCGGCACTGGTGCTGTTGTGCGATAAGATGTTGTTAGAATAAAATCTATGATCCGTTGAGTTCACTCCAACATCATACATGTTTGCCCTGGTAGTCAGATTTGTAACTGATTGCACTGCCCGGAGTCCTGATCGAGTATGTAACAATTGACCCGGTATTAGATTCTTGACAAAAATTTCATTCATGTGCTGGTCAAAAACAATATGATCATCTGCACATGCCAGCTTGAGTCCATTTTCAAGTTGCAGATTCCACAATTCATATTCTACTGTTTGTTTGACATCCTCTAGTGACTGCCATCCAGAATCGGTCTGTATACTCCATTCGTCCTGCAATGGTACAACATTGGTGAATTTTCGGGCCAGGTGGTCAGACAGTTGATGCATACTTGCAGGTAACTGAGCAAAACTTGCTGGTTTGCTTGGTTTCTGCAAACTGTCCCCGGTAGACCAACTGTTTATATTATATTGTGTTATGCTAGGCATTGAGGTTCCGTCTCTTTTTGCCTTGCTAAATTCATAAAATAGTCCTATAGGTAAATTGTATTGATTACCAGTATTGTTGTTTTTTATAGTTATGGTTATGTCTGCAGCAAGACACTTGCCAGTTTGACGAGGCATCATGCTGATGCTGTATCGATAGTTGTGATAAGTTTCAATGAGTCTTTTTTGATATCCAAACGGATGATACAGCATTTGGCCGCGAGTGGGATGCTGTATATAAAAGAAGTGGTCCATAAAATACAAGGGTCCCGTCACAGGATCAGCACATTTGGCAAAATCCTCCAATTCAGCTTCGGTATATGTCTCACGACGATGCGGTGCTTTGACCAGCACCGATTCTAAGTTATTTGATTTTGTTGTAGTCATTTAATATTTTTTCTGCCAACCGTTTATGGCCTAGTGGTCCTGCGTGCATGTAATCTCTTGCGTATTCTAATTGTTCTTTAGTGCCGGACATTTCTTGATCTGCGTTTTTGATCACGCAAGGTATTTCCAATTGATTGCACAATGCTTGTACAGCAAGTGTATTTTTCCTTTGATTGACCCAGCCGTTCTCACTTTTGGTGAACCAATATTTTAAATACATATCCGAGTGGGATATTAGCGTAGACTGGCTCATGGGCATAAAGACTTCACTTGGCAGTTCCGTGAGAGTGGTAAGCAATATCTGCCCATGCAGCATTGCAGTACGCATGCCATTCTTCAATCCAAGAAATTTCAGTGTTGTTTATGCGCCTACGCGACCATCCTTCCTGCCCCGGTTGTCGTTGCCAAGAGAGGCTCATACAATCCGTGGCCATTATCTTGTGTACAAGGTCAGGTGATGCCATGTTGCTCACTATAAACAAATTTTGTTCTTGATCAATTGCAGTTATTTGCATAGGTAAGACAACTCTGGCCATAATTGCTGAAACTGTCCAAACGAATCAGTATGATATTTTGTTTCTATATCTGTTATGTGTTTAGAAAATGCAAAATTGATGTTGGTTGCTGCCTGGTCTGTGTTGGATTGATACGCCAGCAGTGCTTGATTAAAAAATATCTTTTCAGCGCTAGTTGCAATATTTAGACTATAAAATTTTTCAATTTCCTTGGCTGCCATATGTGCCAGTTTAGCACCATGCTTGAATGGATCCAAGTAGTCGGGCTGAAACAAGTTTTGCCACAGTACACTGATGCCGGCTTGATGTGCAAATTGTCGTAGCTGGCACACCCGTGTGGCGTTGTACATGTTGTATACTGCATGTATCCCTCCCCAGTGCCCTTGGGTAGTCATTAAGTTTTTGATAATATCAATATTCTTAACAATTGTATCCCAGCGACCGCCATGGCGCACGTACTCAAACTGATTACCAATATTGTCAAAGCTCATGCTCCAGCCAACTTTGTTTCGTGTTGCTAATTTTTTAAATATTGCATTGCGTTCAAGATCTACGTTCAAGTTTGTGATCAAGGTAACAATTGCATTGCCGGGTATCACGTCTAGCAACCTGGCATTTTCGGGCAGCAACAACGGCTCCCCGCCCACTAGTGCTACTTCGTGTATGTGTTCATGATGTTGAGCAATAAAATCACACACTTGGTCATAGTATGGCCTGGCACCTGACTTGAACGAGATCTTTTTAATTGCTGCCCATTTGCTACTGCATGATTCGCCGCAATAGTTGCAGCTTAGATTGCAAGTGGTGTTCCACCGTACATCTACAATAACCGGGTAATGATATTTGCTGCCTGCATTGACATAATCAAAATTGGGGTTCACGTTATTGTGCCAGGCACGTTCAGAATCTGCACCAAATCTTTCTGATTTGACACAGTTGCTGCAATACTTGTGTGGTAGTCCTTGGGAAAGACTATTGCGAATTTCAGACATCAACTCGCTATTTAAAATTTGTTCAATTGTTTGTGAGTTTAAGTTACCCAACATGTTGGGATTGCCTGCACAACAAGTTTTTACGTCACCATTGGGATTGATATGTAGGCCACGCCATGGCGCAGCACAAAAGAAATTGCTCATGCGTTTATTTACACACAAGCATATTGAGTTACTAATTTAGATCAACAACATCGGCGGTATCAATATCCTTTGAATGCCTTGACAGGACTTTGTTTGTTTGTGCTTTTTAGTTCTTCTGAGTCCAAATCGCCCTTATTAAGGTCAACCCATGTGGCGCCTGCGGCACGATATGCTTGCTTGAGCATGCGTTGTTCAACCTCGGTGTATGGATGCGCACTGCGGGCTTTGCCAACCCAGCTTTTGGCATCCATGTCAATGATTGAGTCCGACCCATCGGACAGGGCCACCGCCATCATTACTCGATTTAGAGTATAGTCACTGTTGGCCCGTTCAGAGTCATGAAAGGTATTGAGTCCCACTGTGGCCGCCTGGCGGCGTGTGCCAATAACCCCATCTTGTTCGGTAATGAACTCAGTAGCTCTCATTATGGTGTGTACACACTGCTAAGTGCAGAACTTGCAGTACCAAGCTCAGTAACAGTAAAGTTGGCACCGGTAACCGTAACTTTGTTACCAGCACCTGAATATGTTTCAAATATTGAGTCTGCTGGAACCTGCACCGGTGCACTGTATAAATTCCCCGCTGCAGCTGCTGATCCCAGGGCCACGGCATATACTTGAAATGTCACTGCAGTGTGGCCTGTAGCAATACTGATTTTATCAGTGTGTACAGTTGCATTTGCAAGTGAAGTGTATACATTGGCCATTATTCAGTATCCTTTGGAGGTTGTATCACAACTGGTTGGTACAAGTTGGCCGACTGATACATCACTCCTGGGATTTCCACAGGGGTTTGTTTGACACTTGCAGGCGTAAACGGTGGCGGAACAAAGCCGCTGGCTTGATTGCGAGCATGCTCGGCTTGAATTTGAGTATAAGATTTCATCATAATGTAGTTATCCTTTTTACCAGGCGCGGCATGACCAATATCTTGCTTTTGTACGCGGCCCTGGGTTGTCGCAGTTGTGCCGTGCCCTAAAACTTTTTCTACGGGCCGGAATTGATTTCTTGATCTTCATGTCAGGATCACCAAAGTTTACCTTGATAATTTTTCCAGTTGCTGGGTTCTTGACGTAAACCTTGGATTTTTTAACATCGCCTGCCATGGGCTTGCCTAGTGGCACAGTTCGACCTTGGTATTCAGCTTCTTGTAAAAACCCATATCCTTGCAACAAATTTAACATACGATCGTCTGCTTGCAATACTATGCCATCGTTGGTTTCTTCGCAAACATAGGTTTCCAGTAAACATTCTTCTCGTACATTAATAGCAAACACATCCCCAAGAGCAGGGCGATCAAATGTGTCTGCTGCTTCAGTAAAATATTCATGCAGACTTTTCATAATTTAGCCTTTGTATGCTTTCCATTGGTGCGCCAAGTTAAAAATGCTTTCTTCCATTTTATCTTTTTCTTTATCAGTTGTGGCTTTTTTCATTGGCTCTTTTTTGTCTCCATCTTTGTCCAGGTCCAAGAAATCTGGCTTGGCTTTTTTTACCCCGGCCATTTCCATCATGCGACGGATATCATCGTCTTCTTCTTCAGCGTATGATTGCTGGCGATTCTGCTGGCTAGCAATTACAGGTGTTGTGGTTTGTCCAGTTGACTTGGGCTTGTTCAATCCACCGCTATAGGCGCCCAGGGTCGAGTCTGCAGCCAGGGCTTGGGTATTGGTAGGGTAGTCTGGTTGATTCTCATCCACCATGCCTGCATCATCACATGCACAATCCGCTTGGCCACAGCTACCACAGGCGCTGGCGCTGGTGCGATCTAGTCCGCCCAGTCCAGCAGACTTTAACAGTGCTGCTAGAATCATTGCATCTTGATCAGTGGCAGTAACCGTCAGACTCAGGCCGCCTTCGGTGCTATGATTCATACTGATGTTCATGCTTTCGTTGATCATGGACTCAACTTCACGATTGATAGAATCATAAATCCCGCCGCCGAATGCATATCCACCTGAGCTTTTTGCAGCTTTTGGTGCTGCTGTTGCCACGCTACCGCTTGTGGTAGTTTCTTCAACTTCTTTTTTGCCCTTGGCTTTTTCTGGCAAATCTTTGTGCTTGGTTGCTGCAAAGTCCTTGGCTGCTTGCTTTGGCATTTCTTTTGCTACCTTGGCAACTTCTTTGCTGGCTGGCTTTTTGCCTTTTTGTGCAGCATGCACCATGCCCATGAATTTTTGTTGCTTCTTGCTTTCAGCTTTTTCGGCAATGGGCTCTTGTTGATCAGTAGATTTCTTGATTTTTTCTTTTGATTTCATATAGTCGCGGGTACCATCAAGAAACTCAACTGCTTTTGTAATTTTTGCCTGCACCCATTCCGGAAGGTTCTCGTCTGAATCAATAATACTACGCAATTCTTCAGCTGCATCTTGTGCAGTTATTAGATCTTGCTGTGCCATTTCTCCTTCACGATCATACTCACCAGCATCGGCTGGATCAATATCTTGTTCGCCAACCATTTTATGTTTGGTAACTTTGCCTTTGTGCGCTGGTAACTTGATATCCTTGCCCTGAACACCATATGCTGACCAATCTGGCTTCATTACTTCTCCAGTTTTAGAGTCTGCACCTGCTTTGGGTCGACCGCGTCCCCGCTGCGTTTGCACAGTGACTTTTCTACCCTTTTCATCTTCATCATCTTTGCGACCATAGCCGCCTGGTTCAGCCGTGTGCTTGCGACCGCCTGGGACATCTTTTGTTGCTTCTTCCATTTCTTGATTGCGACCGCGGCCGCCACCTAGAGCTTTTTTCATGGCTTCGGCTGCCACGTCGCCCAACATTTCATCAACTTCTTTTTTGGCACCGGCAATTTTGTCAGCAAAAGTAATTTTGTCTTTTGGTGGTGCCAGCGCAGCAAATGATTTTTGCTTGGGAGACATTGGCACCGCTGCTTCTTTGGTTGGGCGCTTGCCGCCTGAACTGCGTTCCAGATTTCGTAATAAGGCCTCGTCACCAGGTGCCACGATATCTGCTACTTTTTTAACACCCTGAGCTACGCGACTCATCATGCCAGGTTTTTTGCTTTTGGCAAAGTCTGGGTTTAGGGACATGGCGTCTTGACTGTGCATGCCTTCTTCCACAGACTCGTCATACTTGTTGTATTTGTCTCGAACTGAGTCAAGACTCTTGCCTTCACGCCCAGCTTTGGACAAGGCCTGCATGCCTTCTTTGCCGTACTTTTCGTGTCCTTTGGCCGCACGGCTCATGTCACGTTCGGTAAGTTGCTGGTGTGTGGTCTCGGGAAGTTCGCGAATGGCGTTTAGTTTGTTGTTTAGATTGTAAAAGAAACTCATGATATTATCCTCTTGGGTTTGAGCCAGTTGCTGGCTTGGGAGCACGTTTTATATTGGTCATTGGGCTTTTTACACCCATTGGCAATTCATTTGTAGTTTTAGCAGGTGGTGTTTTATCACCTGCAATTGCAAAGCTGCTACGATATGCATTTTTCAACACAGCATGATCATATGGGCCTGTTGCATAATCCTTTTTCAACTCACGTTGTTCAGCATCAGGTTCAGGGAAATTTGTATTGTTGATCAAGTCTTTATTTTGATCCGCAATCTTGTTTGACTCCATGTTCATACTTTCCTCGTACGAAGTAGTATTCATTACAATACGGTTTGGATCAAGCCCTAGCAGTTGTGCCAGTTGTTTAATTTGTGGCTCAACTGCTGGATACTTGACCTCAACATCCACAATGTTCATGGGCTGGTTTGGAAAAGCCGGAAAGTCAGGACTGACTTTTCGCACTGGTGTGGTTTTGATCTTTGACATATTAACCAGATCAAACTGTGCCATTTTTGATTCAAGATCCTTGACAAAGCCTTCCGGCACATCGCCAACTATTTTGATCCGATACTGATAAGTTCTTTCACTTTCAGCTAGATATTTTGCAAATGTATTCATGAGATATCCTATCGTGTATTTATTCTTTTGCTGCGTTTTGATCTCTGCGACCCAACAAACGCTCCAGTAAATCGTTGCGGCTCAACACAATTCCTGTACCAGTTTGCACCGCTGTGCCTTCGTCCAGGTCTGTTTTTTTGGCGTCAATCATCTGCTGCTGTTGATCCAGACGCATTTTTTTCATCTGCAGATCAATCATCTTGAGCTTTTTGTCTAGCTTGGCTGTTTTAGCTGTTATTGCATGCCCCAACATGTTGGATGCTACACTGAATATTTCGCTAGCAAATCTTGAATCTACCTGCATGCCTAAATTGGACAGATCATTGTATCCATCAACAGCTAGTTTTGCCAATTCGTCAAATTCCTCGTCAGCAAGATCTAATCCTTTAACTCGCGGCAGCGCTGCTTCCACTTTGTTGATTGTCTCGTCGAGATCTACTAAAGTCTCTTGAGAAATAGGTCGTGTTACATCATCCGGACTGTGATTGTTACTGGGGGGCAGGTCAAACAAAGTCTCGAG